TTTGGATTTAATTGCATAACAAATGTGTTTACACAGAGAATACATCGGTCGATGCCATCGTAACAAAGGTGGTTGAAGCTGTTACGGTGGTACCGTCGGACGTGATGGTCATGGTTTGTCCAGGGGCGGTGCAACGCACCAGGGTGGTTGCTGAGGAGCGCGTAGTAGGGGTACCGTCTGTAACCCTGAACTTCGCGTTCGTAGGGAATGTGACCGTGCCAGTGGCGTAGTCGATTGTTCCTGGTGCAGTACCGCTGACCATGATGTTGACACAATACTCGCCTGGAGCATGAAATGTCAACACCGCACCTGTAGCGGTGACTGGACATGAGCCTGTAATGGTGGGTGAGGTACCGAAGGGAGCTGTTTTGGACAGATCCGATGTATCACCGACGATGTAGAGTGCTGGGCAACACGTGGGTTGTGGAATGGTTAATTCAATCTCATAGTTGATGAAGAGCTCACCGACTACGGCAGTGTCGGAGGTGTTGGAAACACCAACGAGAAACTTGCCGTAATCGTAGGTCTTGAGATCTGACCCAATGACAGTCCCGTTGCGGGTGAAGAGGTCTGGACCGGCTGGAACAGACAGGGTTGTCCCCGTCCACACGGAGCCCTCGCTGGCTCCCTTGTATGAAAACAGGTCCGCTTTTGTCTCTGGATCGCTGTCAAGTGGATCCCGATCGAACGCTAGGGTAATACGTCCTCGCTCATCTGTGGCTGCTACGTTGATGTACTGGAGTGACATGCTCTTCACTCTGTACTTCTCGAAGTTGTTGGCTATCCCGCTCAGCCAGGGGAAGCTCGCAGCGAGCCCAGGTTGGACCGTAAAGGAAGTCACTCCAAAAGTCGTGTTTCCTGCAACATCGGCGACATACTCGCGATGCCTGATTGTCACGCCACCTTTGACGCCAGTCACACGCGGTTTGAAAACTCGCACTCTGCGTGACTGCGCCACAGGCGCGTTCGTAACTGCTCCTGAGTTCTGGGATTGCTGGGAGCCGTTCCACCATCGTCGTAAGGTGGTCAGTGCTCCTTGTACCGAGTACCCGTTCGAGTTCAGGTACCCAGCGTTGTTGTAAACCCAGGCGGCTACTTGTGACCAATCGGTCGATGTTGCTACTGCAGATATGAGGGCCCCGGCAGACATCTTCTGCTTGTAAGGGACCATCGCTCCTGCGTTGTTTCGTCTCGTCATGGTTGTTGTTGGTTGATGAATCAATCTTGTTGTTGTTGAAATTGAAGGTTATGAATCTTTTTCGCTTTATCTCGGCTATATGGTAAGTTGGGTGATTATGAATCGAAGGGGACGCTCCAAGTTGCGCCCCCCCATATAGCCGTGCTCACAATTAATCACCCCCGCCACTTCTGCCAGAAGATTTGGCTGCCGCTTTCCTTGGGCGCCGGCGCCCCTTACTACTACGGGACGACACAGACGCAGGGCCAGCACTTCCGTCTGTCCGGATAGGTTTAGGCCTCCTGTTTACCTTTCCTGCTGTCTTGCTCTTGTCGCCTCGCGGGGTCGCGTTCTTCTTGGCTTTGGTTTTGGTGGTGTTCGGCTTACGAACCGGCTCCGCTTTCTGTTCCTTTCCGACAGGGCTATAGACGTCCTCATCTACGATAATGATGTCCGAGTTCTTTGGTCTCTTGGGCTCGGCACATAGGGGTGGGGAGAGGGTCTGTTCAACCGAGGTGATGCTACTCAGCCATCCATGAAACAATTCGAAGTCGAAACCGAAGGGTTCAAGGGCTCTGATAGCATACGCATCCATCCATCCATCATTCTGGTTTGGATACTGCACGTCGGAGGGGGTGTCGGAATTCCATGCTCGGATACTCGCGGTCTTCTTGTTCATCGCGATTGGTCCGTGGAGGGAAACGATCTTACTCACGAGCTCTCCCAATATTGGGGTCTTGGCATCAGTGAGGTGGAAAGCGCGGGCCTTCTCCAGCAACTTCTCTAGCGGGGTTACATTTGGTGGTAGTGAAACTGTTGTGTGCAACTTGGCTAGCTGGCGGGGAAGGTCACAGCACGAGTTGGTATCGCCATACCAGACGTGCGGCCCGTACATGCGGGAGAGGAAGGTGATACCTTCGTTCCCTTGAGCGATGAGTTCAACATCCAGCTTGAGCCCCAACATGGTTGCGGCGCGAGTGTACTTCGCTGGATCAACGTCGGCTGTTAGGCCATCGTCGCCACCATAAATGCCGAGACGCTTCCACGCTGCCTGTGGGGAAATGAATCCCCCTCCCTCCCTCGTCATACGGAAGGTAAGGTAGGCAACGTATGCATTCGCGATGGAGTTGAATGCAGCAGTCTCGGGGGAACCGGAAGCACGCGCGTATCCTGTGTTGTAGCGTGTTCCAAAGGTTCCAATGGCGGGTTGGGTGAATTGGGAATCGTGGAGTTCCGTGACGTCATGTGTGTACTCTGGTCTAAATGCTCGCACCAGCAGCATCTTCTCTAGTTCCCGCAGCAACTCAGACACCCGACCATCAAATCGGCTGAAGTCGGTGTTCACTGCTGAGTTCGCCCCGTCGAGCACTTCTGTCACTCGGCGGGCGATGTCAATCGGGGTTTTTCCAAAAGCATACCAGTCACACGTCTTGATCAGGTCTGCAATGGGGTAGAGATATCTTGAGTACTCACGCTTATCAACACCGTTGATGGTGCTGATCGGACGTGGCTCCTTAGGTTCCCCATAGGCCTCCTTCTTCATGAACATCTTCACCAGGCGTTTCGGCTCGGCCCCGGTCAGTGACTCATCAAGGATGCGTCGCTGGGTGGGACGGGCTTGGCGCTCATAGACTTCATCGATTGTAGTCGGCTCCATGGTGTGGGCTGTCGGCAATAACAGCTCACAGAATTCTCTCATCGTTCTGTCCAAAAACTCAGTCATGCGTAGTTCACCTTTCTGCGTGGCGAACTGGGTAATGCGTCCTTTCACACACTTCTCTTCATTGGCGCGACTTGCCAGGGGAGCGTAGGCTCCGTGTATGAGTGGACTCATGAATGCTTTCAGAGTCTGCTTCGCGTCTGGATCGTAAGATTGTACACCGTAGTCATAGTTTCGCACTGCGTCTTTCACCGGAAACACGAATGCTTCCGAGGGTTTGATCTCAGGGTTCTTGTTCCTGTGGTAATTGTGGAGAGCGGAGGCCTGGGCCTTCCTCTCAACGAGATCATCTCCTGGAATGTACGCAAGTACAGTGGGTAGTGATAGTTTCACGGTGGTGGTTTTGGCTGAAATAGCAATGGCGTCGTCATATTTCACCCCAATCGTGGCTGCTGCATACTTGTTGACCTCACCAGTCGATACATACACCCCGTCGTCTTTCTGGATCTTCATTCGCAGAAATTCACCTTCAACGGGTTTGAGACGCTCAAGTTCCTTCCCTCCCAACCAAGAACCTAAGAAGGCAAATGGTCCCGTCCACCGACGGAGGGGAGTAAGGCAGACCAACTCATGGTCCGGACCAGCACGGCGCCGGTCAACGTTGAAAGCTGCGACCGTCCAAGGAAGGCCGAAGAAGCGTTTCGTTACTAGTATGTGATCACAGTTGTAGTTCCATACCTCATGGCTGTACGACCCCCCACCTGACACGTTATAAAGAACTTCATTCTTCGCATTGAACGTGTAGCTGTATTCCCCGCCATCACTGCGGGCAACAGCCTCAGGTTGGAAAGTGTAGAGGATTGTTGGCTTGAACTCCTCAGCTAGAAAACTAGGCATGTCCACGTAATAATCTACGTCAATCATCGTAAGGACAGAGTTCGGAGGGGGTGCATATGGAACTACTCGTGCTGTGAGATCCTTGGCCCAGTAGAGCGAGCGGGATCCTAGCCTGCCGACACGTTGGTCAGCACGCGAGCATTGGACAAAGTACGGCACCAGGCCAAGCGACTCTGCAAATCTGTCGCAAAAGAGCGATGCAGAACTGCGTTGAGCTGCTGAACGGCCATGTGTATGTCCGTCGACGGGTCGTCGAGGGATATAAGCGGTGTTCGTAAATTGTGAGCGCTGACTCTCGGGTAATAAAGCCGGGAGTTCAGCGTGGGAGCTGGCAACGGACGAAAGCTTATCTTGCTTCCATCTGGCAAACTGCGGGGACGTGAGGCGCCAATAGATTAGGCACACTGACGTGGCAGCCGCTCCGCCCATGAATAGGGCCTTCGTAATCGAACCGTCTGAAGTAGACATTATTCTTTCCGGTTTAACAAAGTGGATTTGGACTTTGAGTTACTTCTAAGATTTATGTTATGCGTTAAATGCTTGAAGATAAATGGAATAGTGATTAAGTATTCC